CGTCGTAGGACACAGCCTCCATGTTCCAGTGGTACTCTTCGGTACGCGGAATGACCATCGAAGCAAAATCGTTTGGCAGGCGATAGTAGGTCGGGTAAATCTCGTAGGTCTCGCCTGCCGCGATGTCTGCACCAGGATTAAGCGTAGCGTCCAGTGTCAGTTGCGAGTCGGAATCCCGGGATGCCACGGCGCAGTTGATGTCATTTACCCGCACCGTGTAGTCGATTGAATTGGCGGGCCAGGTTCCGCTCGTCAACACCAGAGCCCGAGTCGAATGCGTGTAGGCCACTGTGCCTGTCGAGTAGGGAGCGGCAAGATGAATCCGGCCTTGCTGGTGGAGAAAACTCCAATTGAACGCCGTGCCGATCTCCAAGTATGCCGCCTGGATTGCCGTGCGATAGGAGTCCTGCTGGGCGGAAATGGCATGGCCTGCCGCCCAGCGGTCAAGGTGTTGGGCTACGTCTTCAGCAAGTAGCAGCAGCGGTCCAGCCATTAGCGTGTCTTCCGTTTCTTGGCCTTGGACTTTGATTTCGGCGGCTTACCCGTAGCGTAGGACAACCCCGTCTGGTGCTGGGCAATCGCAATCGCAGAGCCAATGGGATACCCCTTGCCCATCAAGGCATCCTTGATCTTGGCGACTCGGGTTCCTTCGGGCATTTCCAAACTCCTACTTCTTTCCCGACAGCCGATCCTTGGTCTTCTGCCGCAAGACTACTTTCTCGGAAGGCGTCAGGGACAGCTTCTCTTCCTGGATCGTGCGTTCGGTTTCGGCGTCCGTAATGTCATCGGCCACTTCGTATTGGTCGAGTGGAGTGGGATTCGCTTCCATGTTGCGACCCTTGACTTCAACTCGTCCGTTGCACTCCCACCCCTCCTTTTCACAACGACGACGAATCTGGCTTCGGGCCTCGCCTTTGTCCACCCAAGCGGCCGGGTCGCCGAAACCAACTTCCGGACGCACCAGTCCGGAAACGTACCGCTTGCCTTCTGGATTCACCCCGGCAGCCAGGGCCGCCGCACGGGCAATCCGGCGAGAATTCTCATCCCTCCCAAACCCATCATCGGACCCTTTGTAGATTGCGTCCCCGTGGATTGCAGGCATCCCGAACGATCCTCGTTTGGCCCGTAGTGCTACTTTTGCCTGGCGGAACGCCTCTGCCTCCACCGGGTCCGTCATGTCGTAGTGTTTGCCGTTCAGGGTCGCGCCGACGATCATTGGTACATCGCTCCTTGTTCATCGGAAACGGGTTGTCCTTGCTGGTCGGCCGGCGGCTGTTGCCCCGGAGGTCCCTCTTGTCCCGGCGGACCACCTTGCTGTTGCTGCAACGCGGCGGCTTGCATCATCTCAAGTTGCCGGTCGGGAAACTGGTATCGGTCGGGGTTGACTTCATTCCCCACTGCCAGGTCCGCCATAAGAGCGTTCAGTTGGGTAGCGTCGCCCGTGGTCTGGTAGTACGGCATGAAGATTGGCAGGGCGATCTTGGCAAACTCCAGGGTGTCGTTGCGGAGTTTCTCCCGGTTCTTGCGTCGTCCGCTGCCCGCCTCGATGGTGTAGGTGTAGTCGGCAGAAGCGAGATACGGCTTATCCGTCTCCAGCAACGCCTTCCATTTCTCAGTCAAGGGGGCGAGAATCGGCTGCAATTCCCCATTGGGATCGGTAGGACCGACAATCGTTTCCCCAAAGATCGGAGCGATGCTCTTCTCCCGAACGATGAGACGAAACGCCGCTCCGTTTTTGGCCGCCGTAGCCGAGTGGAAAGACTCGACCTGATCGGCCAAATCCTGCGGCCGGATCATGGCGTTCGACTGCCGGATGTTCGACGCTGCGGCCGACCGATCCTGCGTCTGCGGACTGCCGCCGGTCAGAATCTCCAGCATCCCGGTCGATTCCTCTAGTTTCCGGTCGGCACCGGACAGAATCTCGAAAATCTCCTTCTTGACTTCGGGAAGTTGGAGAACGTGGACCATCTTCGGAATGTCGATGCCCGGTGCCCCATCGTGTTCCAAGACTTCCAGGTCGTATCCCTCCAAGATGCCTTCTTTGACGACAAGGCCAAGTGCCTTGGCGATGATGATGATCTGCCGAGCGGAAATCTTGATGTGCCCCATCAGCCAACCCCAGCCGAAGTCGATGAAGCGAATCAGAGGCAAGGCATCTTCAAGGGGCGGTTTCGGATACAGACCTTCGGGATAAGGGTCGAGCAGAGCGAACGGCCACGGATCGGAGTAATCGCCCCAGATTTCGATGGGCCAGTGTAGGGTATCCTTGATCTTCTCTCGGTCCATGACGGCCAGCATGTCGGTCGTCAAGTTGAGTGGGTAGTCTAGGTCTTCGGAAATCTCCAGGAAGATGTAGTCGCCGGCATCGTCAAACAGAACGGCAGTCTCTTCTAGTTCGGGGTCTTGTGTATCGAGCCGATGCCCGATGCCCATCCGACTGTAGACTTCGTAATAGACCATCGTATCCGTGACGGCCTTTTCAGTCGGGTTGTGTCCGGACGGCGTACTCTTGACGGCCTTTAGGAGTTCCTCGACATCCAACCCCCGCTCTTCCGCGACTTTCCAAACCGGCCGCTCTCTGCGACGAATCGCGTAATCGGCATTTCTCGGCATGTCGGCCGCCGGATCAAACCACAAGTCTTTGTCCGGAACATAGAAGGCTCCGGGCAACGGACCATCCGGCGTTTCGATGATTTCCTGCCAGAGGATACCGCGTCCCGAGAGCAGCATGTCCTTGCAGGCCATGCGGCTTTCGTGATGGAAGTTGAACACGGATTCGCGGGCCGTGTAACCTACGGCGTGACTCAGCAATGCCGCTCCCACCTGCAAATCCGCTTCCTGCTGCTGTCGGATGATCTCTGTGCCAGGCGGATACACGGAAGCCACCAGTTCTTGCGACAAAGCCGGGAGGTCGGGTGTGACAAGCCGGTTGGGAGTCTTGGCCGCAATCCAGGGAAGCATTACCCGAACAAATTCACCCACCTTGCCGATGGCGACCGCATGGTGTGGGGCTTTGCCCGACATGAACGGCTGATCATGGGGATCGTTGTAATAGCCGTCAGTCGAAAACATGCGGGGCGTTCGGTAGTACCGGCGAATCTTGGCGACGGTGGTATCCCACTCGCTGCGGGCGTCCTGTGCCGCCTTGATCTGCCGTTGCCACAGTTTGGCAATGCTTCTAAGAAGTGCTTCCATCCTTCGCTCGTTTCTTCAAGACGGCAACTTCAACGGACAACTGCTTGACGAGATCTTCGAGTTCCCGGAGTCTCGCCATTCTCGGAGATTCATTCGACAGTTGTTTCAGAAGATCCTCGACTTCGCGGAGTCGCTTCATTCGCGGAGCTTCGTCCCACACCAGGCCACCGGCATCGACAATCAGGTCTGGTCGAGACTTGAGAATTGGGTCCTTGCGGTATCGCACTCCCGAATACTGAGTACCATTGTGTGTCAGTTTCAGGGAGTATGGCGTGACGAAATCCGCCACGGCCAAACTGCTGCCTTCATGGTTCAGCCCGCGATAGACCAAAACGTCGTCGCCCGGTTCGACGGGAGGGGTATTCACGGGAGCGGTCGGGGTGAGTTCCGGAGGGCACGGATCAGGCATCGTCTACTCTCCATAAGCAAGGACCATGGTGCCGCTGTGTTGTTTCTTGCGGCGTTTGCGTTGTAATGCGTCCCACGCCGTATCCGACGGCAGAAGACGAGTGGCTCCATTCAGCGGCTCGGGAGGCCAGTAGTACGGTGTGCCGGCGGCGAGATACTCGGCACATTGGCACATGTCCTTAATGATCTTTCGCTTGGCATCGGCCGACTCGCGAGATTCATTGTGAACATTGCGAATCTGGCGTTCCAGTTTGGGAATGCGACCCCGGGCGATCTTCAGCAACGGAGTGCCCGCAAAAGGTCCGTCTTCGCGCACCCGCATCCAACTCCGCAACGCCTCTTCCCGAGCTTCGATCTTGTCGCATCCAGGAACGAATCCATTGGCATTACCACGGCGGCGAATCTCAACGCCAGCCTCCATCAGGGCTTGCCAGTGATAGTACCCAAGGGGCGGATCATCCAAAGGTTGCGTTTGACGGCCCATGCGATTGTCAATAAACCCACACTCAAACTTAGTATTCCCTTGATGGTCCTTGATATAGCGACCCAGAGCAGCCGCGTCGGGTTGCTTCAAGTCCATCCCGTCGTAAATCCAACGATGTTTTTCTTCTGGATCAACAGCAAGGAAAAGAACTCCGCAGTGTCCCCGCCCAGGGTCGATAACAAAGTACCGCGTCCATTCCTCGGGAATGTCAAAGGGCTCGTAGCCGTTTGCCTCTTCCCCACCGTCCATTCGGAACTGTGGGTAGATTCGCATACCGGCGATGGCGTAGATGCCGTGGATACGTGTGTCTCGTTCCTCTTCGCTCAACAGGTCCTCGAAGGCGGCCTTGCGGTCGGCTCGAATGACCACGTTGTCTCGAAGGAAGAGCTGGAACGCCTCCACCTCGGGATCGCCCTTGTCGGCTCGTTCCCGCATTTCCTGGAGGAGATGGTGGCAATTCTGGGGAGTAGCCGACCAGACGCCCCGGGGTGTGATGCCGCCGGGATCGAGCATCATTCCGCGGATCGCTTCGTTGAACCAATCGTCGCTCTCGATCTGCTCGTCGATATGGACGCCGTTGTAGGTCGGCCCCTGGTCGGGCAGGGCCTCCGAAGACCGCCACATCAATTTCCATCCCGTGGACGGAATGGTGGTCTGGGCTGGAATGTTTTCGGACCTCTTCTCAAAGGCGGTATGAGCAACCCGTCGCGTTTTGCCGCCCCACATCTGGTCCGGGAGAAACGGTGGAGCAGGCTGCCATTTTTCGCGGTAGGCTTCGTCGTATGGGTCCAGCTTCGATGGATTGTTTGCATCGGGACGAATCGACCGGACCTTGCCTGTGATTTCGTCGGGGATGATGTAGAACGCACCGGGTTGGCAAAGGATGCGGTAGAGAGGATCAGAGAGGTGCCTGCCCTTCTGGCCGAGAATCAAAAAGCTGCCGTTGCGCGCGGGGTACTTGTCGGGAAGGAGCCCCAAGACGGCCATTGCGACTTCCGCGCAGGCGGCCGTGGTCTTGCCGCTCTTGTTGGAACCGTCGATGATCCGCCAAGTCTTGTAGGACTGGTGAAACGGCACAGCGGCAGGAAAGGGCGTGTAGAGAGCCACGGCCTCCAGACGACGCCGGGCGATTTCCTCCAGCATCGGCATGATCCGATTCAACCGCCCCGCCTTGGCAGCCGCTTCGGCGTGCTGATTGAGGATGTCGTTGAAGATGTCAGTCCTGACTCTCACGCAGCAACTCCCTGGCTTCCTCTTTCAGTTCGTCAAGGGGAATCTCGTCCATCTCTTGCGGCGGGTCGGCTTTGTTTTTTGCCTCCAAGAGGACTACCACACGGTCGATGAAAGCGCGACGGGTATTTCCGCCCGTGGGGGCATGTCCGTATTCTGAAAAGGCTTGTCTCGCCAATCCTCGGGGTCCGCCAAAGGCTTTGAGAATCTCTTCCAGAAAGACGTCGATCGCCTCGCCGGCCGGGCAGTCTGCATCCGCTAAGGGAGGTCCCGGTAGACTAGGAGAACCATCCGAATCTCCGTTGCCACGATCACTACTTGCTTCCGGGGTCCGGTCTTCGCCGTCTCCCACGTTTCCGTTGCTAAGAAACCGCACAGGTCAACCTCTCTTCCGTCACACCCTCTGGCTGTCTCAGCGACTTTGGCGGTTGCTCGCCAAACCAAGGTCTCGGGACCGACTTTGATCGTACCTTTTGCCACTTCCTCCGACGCTTGACCCGAAGTGGCGGGCTTAGATAACGACGCTTCGCAGTGTAGAGTGCCTCGGCACGCCACGGTTGCCTTGCCGTCAACCATCCTTTTCCCTCACAGAACTTGCACGGAACATCGTCGGCCAAGGTACAACGGCACACCGCGAACGGAAGGGTATTGGCAACCATCTTGCGGATGCACTCGACATGACTCTCGATTCCGTAAATTGGAAGGCCGGCAGCCCCAACGCTCTTCTCCTTAATCAGGGCCAATTCCCGGACCAACGCCTGTATCCGTTCCAAGACAGACAACACTTTGGTCCGTGTCGAAAAGGCATCCTGCGTCCGCGGTGGCACAAGATTCCCCAAGCAATCCTTCTTGGCGGGGAGATTGTTCTGGGGGGCCAATAATCTCAAATTGCTGATGTTTGGCCCAAAGATCGAAATTGCAGTAGATCCTGATTCCGGCCTGGCGGCTTCGGGTGCAAAACCAGCCGTCTTGGGTATGTCCGGTGTCGGTCTTCTCTGGGCTTCTGTAGGTATCATCGAAGTACGCCAGAACCTCGCCGTGCTCTCCTTTCTGCTGGTCGAGTCGGTCGAAGACCGCCATGTCCACCAGCATCAAGCCGCTGCCTATCGACTCGACTTCCCAGACGCCGTGCAGGGTGGCGGCGTAAGCATTGTCCAATCGTTTGGGCATCGCCTCGCCACTCTCGACGAAGACTTGGACGGGATACGTCGGGCCTGCACCACGATAGGGGGCAGCCACGATGCTGCCGGGATGCAGTTGCGAGAACTTCCACGCCCACTCCCACCACTGAGGATGAGCGTCGATGTCCGGATCGAGAAACAGGATATGAGTCGCCCCGATTTCTCTTGCCCGCTCGACTGCCCGATTGTGGATCATCAAAATCCGCGAGGTGCTGATATTCAAATCGCGGATCGCCACAGTCGGCTCGTGACGGCCCATGTACCAGCCGAGTTGCAGCATGAAAGGACCGATGCGTGGACATTCCAGG